AATCAAGATGAGAATTTAGAAGAAATGAGTGCGATGTCTGCTGGTGCAGTTGCCGGTCCCTCGGGTCAAGCTCCAGACTCTAATAATAATGACTATTATATAAGTCGCGCAGACTTTTTAGAAGAACTCAAATTGCGTGAGATTGTTCAAGAATGTATTTCTGAAATTCATAAAGAAAAGACAATTCTTAAACAAACTAAACTAAATGAAGAAACCAAATTGCGTTCAATTTTAAAAAAACTTATAATTGAAGCAAAAAAAGACATTGAAGATGTTCCACACGAGTCCACAGCGATTAACCTTTTGGAAGAACTATTAAAACAGGTTTTACCAAATTTAGAGATTGGATTTAAAACTCTAACAACAAGCAGTGAACAAAGAAATTCATTTCGTGCCCATATCATTAATGCAGTTGATACTGCTTTAAGAACCGAAGACATAAATCGGCAAGGTGGAGTTGCTGCCACTGAAGAAGACATTTTAATCTTAGACGAATCTGAAGAGATCGAAGAAGTTGAAATAAAGGTGGCTGATGATCCGCTTTCTGACGAAGATAAATTTATTGATATCGAAGACACACCACCAGAGGAAGAAGAAGACACCTTTGGAATTGAAGGTCAAGACGAAACAGGAAAAGCTATGGCAAAAAGGTCTTTTGATAACATTGAGAAAAACATTGTAGAAACCTATGACGTTTTAGACAATCCTAAAGATCAAGATGTCTTTAAAGAATATCTTATTACAAACTTAAAGCTTTATTTTGATAAATGGGAGAAAGAACTTGGAACAGTTAGCGAACCTACTACTGATGAGTATGAAAAAGAGAAAGCAAGTATCGAAACTGCTGAAGTCCCTGGAGAAGAACCAGAACCGGAAGCAGTTGGCGCAGACCTTTCTCTCTGAGGCATACATGCGATTTGAAAAAATTGGAACTGAAATCGGCAAACTTGTTGATAAAAAAAACGAAGCTTACGGAAGCTCTTTCGAAAAGTCTGAACAAATTTTAAAAGTTTTATACCCGAATGGTATAGAACCATGCCAGTACCAAGACATGCTGGCGATCACTAGAATTTTAGACAAATTGTTTAGAATTTCTACTCGTAAAGACGCTTTTGGAGAGTCACCCTTTAAAGATATTGCAGGCTATGGTATACTTGGTGTAGCTAATGATGACCCCGAAAAAGAATAACGGCAAAAATCGTTACTATTCATTATCAAAAAAATTAAAAAGAGAGAATAGATCCAGCGAGGAATTTGAGATTTTATTAAATAATCTTTCTTTAGAAGAGGTTATTGGTTTAAAATTAGAATTAGCTTCCAGGTTTGGCCTAAATGGGAAACTTTATGGGCTTCCAATTTGGAATTCAATCAGAGTTATTGTTAAGGATGCGGTATTAAAATTTGCAGTCTCAGCCACACGTTCGAAGAAAGAAGCCGCACGTTTTTTGGGCTTAAATGAAAAAACATTCTTGCTTTTAGTAAGAAAGCATAAAATAGATAGTTATTTTCAAGATGAGGTTGACAAGGAGTAGAAATTAAGGTATTATAATTCAACGCTTAGAACTTAGCAAGATAAAAAAGATTTATAAGTATAACTATCCTTCAATGACTCCAATGAAGTTAATGAATTGAGTCTAGCGTTGTTGTTGTGAATAATCAACAATCTTGCGAAGTTTTCTGCGAATGTAGCTCAACTGGTAGAGTGTCAGCCTTCCAAGCTGAACGTTGTGGGTTCGAATCCCATCATTCGCTTCTTTTGTTTAATAAGTAACTATTTATTGTAAATCACGGGAGATTTATATGAAACTTACAAAATCAAGACTTCAACAAATTATTAAGGAAGAAACCAAAAAGGTTGTTGGAGAAGGTGCTTTTACAAAAATGGGTGATTTCCTGCGTGGCGGGCCAAGTGCAAAAGCAAAAGCAGCCACAGCTGCACAGGAAAGAGCAGCAGGCGAAAAAGAAATGCAACGCAATAAGGCCGCTATCGACGCCGAGCATGAGCGACAGTACGCGCCACATCGCCGCCAAGAACAACCAAGCGCAGAGACAGCCGAATGGAAAAGCGGTAACTATTTGAATTCGGTAATGAGCCATTCCCAGTTTCCATCAAATGAAATTGCCGCAGCTCAAAGAGCTTTTAGTAATTTAAAACGCGACCGTTATAATCCAAGTGCTAAAATTGAAATACAAGATGGCGGCGGATACATAAGTGCAAAAGGGCCTGATGGTAAGATGTATAAATGGTTCCCCGGCGACCGGAATTTTAATTAATTTCCTTTACATTCTAAAACCAACCTGTTATAATACTTATACACTACGGGGGTGAACTGGATTCGACTGGGTGTCGAGATAGATTTGTGCAAGGGTGTATAAGCAAACACTAAAAGGCTTAAAACAAATAACTGCAAACGATAATGTTGCATTAACTTTGGCTGCGTAAGCAATCAAAGCGGGGTTTTTACGGTTTTTCCTTGTTATCCAATAAACCGTGCTTTAAATTAACACACACACACAAAGGAGGACATTTATTATGTCAGAAAATAATAATACAAGTGGATACGAAATTAGACAAGGATTGCTACAGCAAGCTCAACGAATTGTAGAGCAAAATGCACATATGGCATTTGAAACAAGCGGCAAGACAAATTGGTCGCCTGTTACTTCTGAACAAGTTATTAAAGTTGCAGAAGAACTTAATTCTTTCGTCCAAAAGAAAGATTAAATTTTAACCTTGTAAATCGCAAATTTATTTAAGCATTTAGGACGAGGGAGTCGGTGCCCTCCACCTCCATTAAATATTAATCACATCAATGATGAGTTTGTATTTATCATAATTTTTTAATAGTCGATTCATCGCAGATCGAAGTGTCATGTAGATCTGGGTGTTTGTTGTTGCCATACAAAGATTTTCAAATCCTCTATAAGCGGAATGTGTTGCTCCAATAACTTCTCCATAACTATTTAAAATAGGAGAACCAGAAGATCCTCCTTTTGTTGGTATTGAAAAGGCATAGGATGTTCTTCTGCCATTTCGTAGTTTCATTGGTCCCAAATAAAATCCCTCAAATAATGGAATCATTTTTGAAGACCAAACGCCCATTGGTGCAGCGATGTTATAATATTTCTCACCAATAATTGGCCGATTCTTTGAAATTATTAATTCTGGAAGAGGAATTTTAGCAGATCCCAGAATGCAGATGTCAGCTTCTAGATCAAATTTGAGTGGAATAGACGCATAGGTTCTTCCTTTATAATCACTTAAAATAAAAGAACTCCTTTCCTTAAACTTCCAGTCTGGATCTTGTGCATTAAAATCGGGGATAAAATAATTTATTTGTTCTCCCACCATAAAAGAGCAAACATGTGCTGATGTTGCCACAAGAGTTATTTTTCTATAGTGTCCAACAATAAATCCAGAAGCAGACGATCTTAAATCAAGTTCATATTCTTCAGAAGGAATTAAGTTGGGAGCAGTTGATGTTTTGGTAACAATGATATTTTTGTAAACATCAATTTTTATAAAAGATCTCCTTTTATCTCTGAAAAGATCTCCTGGGCCGAAAAGATAAGAACTGTTAACACAAGATGAACATCCAACAAATGTTATGAACATCATGGTTAATAAAATAAGTTTTGCGACCGCATCTTTCAAATTACAAAAGTGTCTCCTATAAAGTAACTATAATGAGAAAACTCAAAAGACGCCCCTATTTATCATTGATCCCACGGCGGACATTAATTCAAATAGAAGGATTTTATGGCAAAAAAGTTTTATGTTTTAGATACAAGTGTATATCTTACAGATTATCGTGCAATTTTTTCTTATAGTAATAACGACATCATTATTCCCCTAGTTGTCTTAGAAGAACTAGATAATTGCAAAAAAAGACCAAATGGTGTCGGAGTAAATGCTAGAAGCATTATCAGGACATTAGATGAATTAAGGGAAAAGGGGAATTTTCAAAAAGGAATTAGAATTCGAAAAGGATTGGGTCTTTGTTTTACAAAAGCACCAGACTTATCAGAACTTCCAGCAGGATTTTCTCCTACAGTCGCAGACCACCAAATTATTGCAACAGCCTTAACAATTAAAAAAGAATTCCCTGGCCGAAAGGTTATTGTTGCTTCCAACGACATAAATTTAAGAATTAAATGTGATGCTGTTGGTTTAAACGCTGAAGGGTACAAGTCAGAAAAGGTTATTAAAACTGCACACGAGCTTTATAGTGGATTTGCGAAAGTTTTAGTAGATGATCAGATTATTGATAGATTTTATGCAGGAGAACAAATCTTTTTATCTGATGCTGTTGATGGAAAGCCTGAATTATATGCCAATCAATTTGTGATGTTAGTTTCTTCTTCAAATGAAAAGAAAACAGCAATTACAAGATTTCTTGATCCTCTATCACCATTTAAAAAGATTGTTGATAGACAAGAGGAAGACGGATGGGGAATAGCTCCTAAGAATAAAGAACAAAACTTTGCTTTAGAATTATTATTAGATCCTGAAGTTCCTATTGTTTCTTTAATCGGAAAAGCAGGAAGTGGAAAAACATTATGCGCTTTAGCGGCAGGTTTGCAACAAGTAATGGGTGAAGAGCCTCCGTATAACAGAATGATTGTTTCAAGACCAATTATGCCAATGGGAAAAGATTTAGGATATTTGCCGGGAACAATGGAAGAAAAAATGGCTCCTTGGCTTGCACCAATTCAGGATAATCTGAGATTTCTATTTGGTGATGATAATTTGATGTTGACTCAATACATGCAAAAAAAGATTATTGAAATAGAAGCATTAACTTACATAAGAGGAAGATCAATTCAGAAAGCTTACATTATTATTGATGAATGTCAAAATTTAACACGACATGAAATTAAAACTATTTTAACTCGTGTTGGGCATGGAAGTAAGATTGTTTTGACTGGAGATATTGAACAAATAGATAATGTTAACATTGATGAAACCTCTAATGGTCTAACCTATGCAATTGAAAAACTAAAACCTTATGACATCACAGGTCACATTACATTTTTAAAAGGAGAGCGGTCTAAAGTAGCAACTTTGACAGCTAAAGTTCTTTAATTTTAAAATGGCTTATGAAATATGATACAATAAGATTGTAAATTTCAAATTATGAAAGAATACATAAAAGAAAATCAATTCCTTATAAATTTGTTCAAGGTCTTGATGTGATTTACATTGGAGAATTTCCAGAACTTGATGCTAGAAAGATTTCAGCCATGTTTATAGATGGTGCAATTTATTTGTCATCTTTTAATGATTTCCCAGAAGTAAGTTAAGAAATAATTATTAAAGACATCATTCATGAATTAGCTCATATGCTTGAAGATAGATTCGGTTCAGAAATCTATAGTGATGGAAGAATTTTTAATGAATACAATGGAAAGAAAAAACGCTTAGTGTCTATGTTAAGGGCAAGTGGATTATCTTTTTCAGGTATGGGTTCTCTATTCTTTTCAGAAGATCGTGTTGATGAATTGGATGATTTTCTATTAAAACAACTTGGATATGACAAATTGTCTCTTATGACTGCTGGGTTATTTTTATCTCCGTATTCTGTAACTTCAATACGTGAATACTTTGCTAATGGATTTGAAGAATTCGTAAGAGGCGAAGCAGACTATTTAAAAGAAATTAATCCTATTTTATTTGATAAAATAAAGGAATTATTTACAAAAGGAGAAGAAAATGGTTGAATATGAAATTAAACAAGAGAAAGACAAAATAACAGTTAATGTAAAACTTAAGAAAAGAGGTGGCAGGGACCGTCTTATTTGTGTTACGACTAATGCTATTATGAATTATTTAAATGAGCAAAAGATTGATTTAAAAGGATTCAGCGCACCTGA